ACAACCCGATGTGACGGGCACGCGATTTACTACCACCCAGCGCCGATTACAAGGCGCTTTTTTTATGCACTCATGGACTACTGCACCGTCATTCTGGTCGGCGTGGCGCTGGCCGCTGGCCTGGTGTACGGCTGGAGCCTGCCATGAGCCGTCTTGTGGACTTCTACCGGCTTTTTAGGCTGTACCGGCAGATCCACAACCCCATCAACGCCGCCCGGTATGCGTGGGCGGTATCAGGAGGATGACCATGAATGAAACGACAGAACTGATCGTCCTGCCGCCAAAAGAAACGGCGCTGCAGGTTTATTCCACGCCACAGGGCTTGGAGCCGTACCTTGCGAAGATCAAGGAAGAGCTTGACTCCTTCGTGCCTGACGTGACAACAAAGAAGGGCCGCGACGCCATCGCCTCGATCGCCTACAAGGTTGCCAAGGGAAAGACCGCACTGGACAACATCGGCAAGGAACTGGTGGCCGAACTCAAGGACGTGCCCAAGAAGATCGACGCAGAGCGCAAGCGCATGCGGGATCTTCTGGACCAGTGGAAGGATGAAGTGCGGGCGCCACTGACGGCATGGGAAGAAGCCGAAGCCGCGCGAGAGGCACGCCACAAGGCAGGCGTCCAGTGGCTCAGCGACCAGGGGCGCGAGATCGGCTTTCTCAAGCTGGACGAATTGCAAGCCGCTATCGCCGCCGTGGATGCGCGGGTTGTTGACGAGTCGTGGGAAGAATACGAGGCCGAAGCGCACCGGGCCAAGGCAAGGACGCTGGACGCGCTGTCTGCAGCCATCGCAGCCAGGGAGCGCGAAGCAGCAGAGCAGGCAGAACTTGCCAAACTGCGCGCCGAAGCGGCTGCACGGGAGCAGAAGGACCGCGAAGAACGCATTGCCAGCGAGGCAGCAGAGCGCGCCCAGCGCGAAGCAGAAGCCAAGGCCCAAGCGGAACGCGAAGCCACCATCAAGCGCGAGGCCGACGCACAAGCCGCCGCCGAGCGCCGCGAGCTGGAGTTGAAGCTGCAGGCCGAACGCGCAGAACGCGAGAAGGCCGAAGCCATCCAGCGCGAGCAGCAGGCCAAAGCAGATGCGGAGCGCCAAGCAGCCGAAGCCGTAGCCGCAGAGCAGCGCCGGGTTGCCGCACAGGCCGCAGCGGACGCCAAAGAAGCCGAACGCCGCGAGCGCGACAAGGCCCACAAGACCGCCATCAACCGCGCGGCACTGGATGCCTTTGTCACGGGCGGCATGACCGAGGAATGCGCAAAGCTGGCCGTCACGCTGATTGCCAAGAAGGCGATCCCGGCTGTATCCATCACCTACTGAGAACCACCACCATGAACGCTGTCGTTGAAGTTGAAACAGCCAGCATGGTTCCCGCACGAAGCGCGAACCCAACTGCTGAAGTCGTCGCGCATGCCAAGACTGTGCAACAGGTCATGCAGGCCGTGATGAAGCCGAATGTGCACTACGGGGCCATCCCTGGCGCTGGCGACAAGCCTACGTTGCTCAAGTCCGGCGCAGAGGTGCTGTGTATGACCTTCCGCATAGCCGACCGCTACGAGGTAACAGACCTGTCGCGCGATGGCTCCATTCGCTACCGTGTGAACTGCGTGGGCGAGCATCAGACCTCTGGCGCGACGCTGGGCTCTGGCCTTGGCGAGTGTTCCAGCGATGAGGAAAAGTACCGCTGGCGCAAGGCCGTGTGCGTGGAGGAATTTAACGCGACCCCAGAAACGCATCGCCGCCTAAAGTTCGGACGCAAACAGGGCGGCCACTACACCGTGCAGCAGGTTCGCACCGAGTCTGCAGACCTCGCCAATACGGTACTCAAGATGGCGTGCAAGCGCGCCAAGATCGCCATGGTGTTGAACGTCACGGCAGCGTCAGACATGTTCAGCCAGGACTTGGAAGATCTGGACGCTGAACTTGTTCGCCACCTTGTTGACGACGAGCGAGAGGCGCAGATGCAGATTGTTCGTGATGACTGGTGCGCACACGCGATGGCGGCGCCAGACGAGACGGCACTGCGCAAGACCATGCAGGACGGCGTGAAGGTGTTCCAGGCCGCGCGCGACAAGGACGGTTACGCCACATTCGCCAAGGCCGTGCAGAAGCGCGGCGCGGAACTCAAGCAACAAGGAGCAGCACATGCGTGAAATTCTGATCCGGTGCAGTTCGCTTGGGAAGATCATGACCGAGCCTAAGACGCTCAAAGAAGGCCCGCTGTCGGTGGGCGCAAAGACCTATATCCGCGAGCTGGCCCAGCAGGAAATTCTGGGGGTTGACTTTGAATTTTCCAGCAAGGAAACACAGAAGGGTATAGAGGTCGAGGATGACAGCATTGCACTGCTGAACCGGGTGCGCAGGCTGAGTCTCTCCAAGAACACCGAGCGCCGAAGCAACGGGCTGATAAGCGGCGAGTGCGACCTCTACGATGCGGAGCGAAAGCGTGGGCACGACCTGAAATCATCCTGGTCGGCCAAGACCTTCCCCGGCTGGGTGGCGGACTGCGAAGACAAGCTCTACGAATGGCAGATGCGCGGCTACATGATGCTTTGGGACGCCGAAGAATGGGAAGTGAACTACGCCCTGGTGGACACCCCTGAGCGCCTGATCGGCTTCGAGCCACTGCAGATGCATATCGTCAGCCACATCCCGGAACACATGCGCCTGACAAGCTGGACGATTCAGCGCGATTACACCAAAGAGCGCGCCATCGTCGAAAAGGTAGGGGCTGCGCGCGAGTATTACGCCCAGGCAATCGCAGAGTTCGATCAGATCCACCAAATCCCTGAGCTGCTCGCAGCTTAACCAACACCCAGCGGGCAGGCTGCTGGGTATTTTAGAAAGGCCATCATGGCAAGCGTTAACAAAGTGATAGTTGTCGGGAACATTGGCCGCGACCCTGAGATTCGCACCTTCCCGAGTGGCGACCAAGTGGCAAACGTCACCATCGCCACAACTGACAAGTGGAAGGACAAGCAGAGCGGAGAAATGAAAGAGGCCACCGAGTGGCACCGTGTTGTGTTCAATGGCCGCTTGGCAGAGATTGCAGGCCAGTACCTTCGCAAAGGCTCTCAGGTGTACGTGGAAGGATCACTACGCACCCGCAAGTGGACGGACCAGAGCGGCGTGGAAAAGTACAGCACAGAGATTCGCGCGGATCAGATGCAGATGCTTGGCGGTAAGTCTGGCGGCTCAGACGCCACGGCACCGACACCGCAGCGACAGGCACCACCGCCAAAGCCAGCACCGCCAGCACCGCCAGCAGGATCAGGCTTTGACGATATGGACGACATTCCGTTCTAACCACCCACCACCCCACACCCAGCCCGCACCAGCGGGCTTTTTTACGACTGAGTTATGAAATACGAGCAATTCCTGGCGTCCAAGCGCCATTCATCTGGGAACTATGGGTTTGAGGCGCAATGGATGCCGGAATGCGCTTTCGACTTTCAACGGTTCATCGTGGCAAAGGCCCTGATCAAAGGCCGAATCGGCATCTTTGCAGACACAGGACTGGGCAAGACATTGATTCAGGTAACGATTGCCGAGAACGTCATCCGGCAGACAAATCGGCCCGTGCTGATCCTGACCCCATTGGCCGTCGCGTTCCAGTTCATTGACGAGGCCACCCGAATCGGGGTCCACGACATTGAGCACACGAAGGATGGCTCCTTCACAAAAAAGATCGTGGTATGTAACTACGAGCGAATGCACCTTTTGAACCCGGACGATTTCGTGTGTGTCATAGCAGACGAATCGAGCATCCTAAAAAACTTCGCTGGAAAGACACGCGATCAGATCGTGGCATTTATCAAGCGGGTTCCTTATAGGTTTCTCAGTACCGCCACACCGTCGCCAAATGACTTTATCGAACTGGGGAACAGCTCCGAGGCGCTGGGTTACATGGGGTACATGGACATGTTAACCAAGTTCTTTAAGAGCAATCAAAACAGCGTTGACAGCAACAACCGCAATATCGGCGAGAAGTTCTACCTAAAGCCTCATGCTGAACGCGACTTCTTCGCGTGGGTGAATCAATGGTCGGTGATGGTAAAAAAACCGTCAGACCTTGGGTTCTCGGACGAAGGGTATCAGTTGCCCCCATTGATAACGAACAAGCACATTGTTCACAACTCCAACACATGGTGCATCGACGGCCAAACCTCCATGTTTGCGATGCCAGCGCAAACCATGACTGAGGTTCGCGAAGAGCAAAAGCTGACGGTGAATGAACGTTGCGAACGCGCAGTCAAGCTAGCCTACGGCAAAACCTCTGTGTACTGGTGCAATCTGAACGAAGAGAGCGCGCTTCTCTCGCGGCTGGATCCGAATGCAGTGGAGATTGTTGGCGGGATGTCGGTTGACCAGAAAGAGGAAATCCTTGTCGCCTTTGCGCGTGGGGACATTCAGCGGCTGATCACCAAAGCCAGGATGACAAGCATGGGGCTGAACTGGCAGCACTGCAATCACACCGTGTTCTTCCCGACATGGAGCTATGAGCAGTACTACCAGGCCATCCGCCGTTTCTGGCGCTTTGGGCAAAAGCGCGAAGTCACCTGCGACATGGTGATTAGCGACGGACAAGAGCGCGTTCTTGAAGCGCTTGAGCAAAAGACCAACAAAGCCATCGAGCTTTACGGGAATCTTGTGGCCGCAGCCAATCAGGACTTCACGCACATCACCAAAGATTTTGACAAAGCCATCCAACTTCCAAGTTTTGCAAAAGGTGCCGTGTTGTAGAATCCTGCAAAAGGATGGCTATGACAAAGCAGAAAGTTGAATGTAGTTCGTGTGGGGCTTGCCTTGAGAGGCACCTCATCAACCCGAGCACGAAGATGCCGATCAAGAACTTCTTTTGCGACACGTCGTGCAAAGGTGTTTGGCAGAGGCAGCAAAGGGAGGCCCTGGGTTTCACGAGAGATTGGCTCTTTGACCAGTACGTGACCCAGGGCAAGGACGCCAACCATATCGCGCGGGAAGTCGGGCGCGACGGAAAGAGGGTGTGGGAGTGGCTGCGCGATTACGGTATAGAGACCCGGCCGCGTGGCCACTGTCACGGGCACCTGCCGAAAGATGGTAGGACGTTCCTGGGTAGGAAGCACACGGAGGCCACCAAGGAAAAAATTCGGCAGGCGGCGCTATCAGATGGTCGTGTACCGTGGGGCAAAGGGAATGATCCTTATTGGAAGGGAAAGACTGGGGCAGACCATCCATCGTTCAAGGGCGGGTTGACGCCAGAAAGGCAGGCTTTCTATTCATCGCAGGAGTGGAGCGATGCGGTAAAAAAGGTTTGGCAGAGAGACGATGCAATCTGCCAAAGGTGCGGAACCAGGCACAACACGAAAACGTCACGCGGCACCTTCCATATTCATCACATCGTTTCGTTCATGGTCCGGGAACTCCGGGCCGAAATCTCAAACTTGGTGCTTCTTTGCAAGGGGTGCCATAAGTGGGTTCACAGCAAGAGCAACACGGAAAAGCTATTCATCAAGAAAGTGGAAAAATGATCAAAGACCAACTCATCACCGACAACTACGCAATTTATAACGGAGACTGCATGGATGTGGTTCGGGCAATGGAAGACGATAGCGTTGACCTTTCCACGTACTCGCCTCCGTTCGCCGGGTTGTACAACTATTCCAGCAGTGAGCGCGACTTCTCCAACTGCGAAACGAAAGAGCAGTTTCTCGATCAGTACGATTTCCTGATCGAACAGATCGCCCGCGTGACCAAGCCTGGCCGCGTAACGGCGGTTCACTGCACGGACGTTTTCGACAACTCCTGCCGCCTGTGGGACTTCCCGCACGAAATCATCCGCCTCCACGAAAAGCACGGTTTCCAGTACCGCAACCGGATCACCATATGGAAGGAGCCGCTCAAGGTTCGTATGCGGACCATGGTCAAAAGCCTGATGCACAAATTGATCGTGGAGGACTCAACCCAGTGCTTTACCGCCATGCCGGACTATGTGCTGGTGATGACCAAGAAAGGCGATAACGCTGTGCCTGTGACGCACCCAGAAGGCTTGAAGCGCTACTTTGGGGCAACGCCCATCCTGCCCAACATTCTTCGTGCGTTCAACAACGCCAACGAAACACAGTTCACCGAGGATGACTTGTGGGAATACCTGCGCAACACCTACGCGGATCACAAAGACCCAAAGTCAAACAAGTTGTCGCACTACATCTGGCAACGCTACGCATCTAGCGTTTGGGACGACATCCGTATCGATAACGTGCTGCCGTTTCGTGACAGTAAAGAAGAGGACGACGAAAAGCATGTCCACCCCTTGCAACTCGACGTAATCGACCGGCTGGTAGAGCTTTACTCCAACCCTGGCGAGGTCGTGCTAACCCCATTCATGGGAGTTGGCAGCGAGGTTTACAGCCCCGTATCGCTTGGGCGCAAGGCCATCGGCATTGAGTTGAAAGACTCCTATTTCAAACAAGCCAAGATCAATCTACAGCTTGCGGCAAACCGGGAGTTCAATGACCGCAGCAACGAGCAGCAGACGCTCCTGGACGCCATGGAAGAAGTTGCCTAGTCATGACACCCCACCCATAGCCAACAAACCAGCCACCCCCAGAGGTGGCTTTTTTACGCCATGACAAAACTACTGGACTACCTAACACCGCGCATCAAAGAAGATGCGGATTGCT